AGAGCGGGTCAAACTGACCATAGAAGTCCTTGACTGCAGCAGCAGGGTAAGTGAAAGCAGAAAAGTAATCGCCTAGCTCTTCACCTACAGGCCTCCAGCTACCTGTGTCTAACGCCTTAGATAGCTTAGTAACGAGTCCACTATTAGGGCGGAACTCACTACCAGCCAACAGCTTAAGAGAGTCTTTTACAAAGGCTCCTGTATCACCATCCCACTCAGAGAAAGGTGTATTAGGTAGCTTAGTAGGCAGACCCTCCATAGCACGTGCTACTTGGTGCATGATGAAAGCGTTGTAGGCCTGTGGGCCAAGTGCAGCCTGTGCATCCTTACGTGTTCTACCATCCTCCCACTCAAACCAGTCACGATCATTAGCTACATTTGCTTGCTGCACTTTCAAGTGGCCTAATCCTACAACAAAACCTGTCATAGCCTTGGCAAACTCTTTATCTGCAATGTCGCTACCTGTAGCTAAACGCCTAGCAATAGTCAGACCTGTGTAATCACTAATGTGTTTTGCCTGTGAAGCAAGGTAGCGAGGAAAGGGTATAAGTACTGTAAGTCCACTACGGGTAATAAGATCTACTACAGATTTAGCTGCTTTGCTCTCAGCGCTAGAACCTTTACCACCTAGGCGTTTCTGGAAGGTAAACTCTAAGCTTTCATCTAGAGCATCCTGAAGAATGTCTTCTGGTAGCTCAGCTATTGTACCCTTCTCTAGCATATCCATAACGCTAGTGCCTAGCTTAGGATCCTTAAGACGCTTTAGTGAACGATCAATAGAGCCTACAACTACCGCCTTCTTGAATACGTGATCTGATACTGTGTTTAGCTTGTTAAAGAAACCACCTACTTTAGCCCATCCTGTATCCGTAGTAGTACCTGCTTCTGCCTGTGCTGCTTGGTAGAATACTTTAGTCATCTTCTCAGGGGCAATGTCTGTTAACATTGTAGTAACAGCGTCTGCAACGTAGGCGTCTTTAGTCAAATATGACATTACATCTGCTGCACCCTGCAAGCCTTCGTATGTATCCGTTTTACCACGAGCTTTACGTACAAGGTTGATACCCACTTGGTCAACCATATCTATTGCACCCATAGCAACACCAAAGATGTTGTTACGCATTGTAGTGGTAGGCTGGGATGTCATTAAGGCTCTGCGTAAATCTTCTGCTCTACGGAAAGTACGCCATGTACTGCCTGCAATACCGCCACCCTGTTCTTGAGCCTCAATTAGCTCCTTGGCATCCTCACCACTAAGGCGTGACATACCCTGCTCATACAGAGCATCAAGCTTTGCTTTAAACTTGTCAGCATCAACAGGCTTAACTGTACCACCTAAGTTATTCTTTAGGTTCTTCTGACCTACCAAGATCTTAGCAGCCTCTGATACTTCAGCAGCATAGACAGCTGACAGCTCACGTGGACTCAAGCCATATTCTTTACGTACACGATCAAAGATCTCTCTAGCAGTACCATTACCACCTGGAGTCTCCATAACATTAGCAAGTTGCTCTGTGATACGAACACCTTTACCTGGTTTAATCTTTAGCTCTTCTGCTAGATCAAAGGCAGCTGCACCTAAGATCTGTATCTTCTTACGGTCAAGACCAGCTATAAGTCCATCAGGAAGGTCTGCACTTAGGATGTCTACCTTAGCCTTCATACCCTCATCGACAAGCTTAGGATCAATAGCGAATAGCATTTTGCCAATTACTTCATCAGCAAGCTCTTTCTTTTCTTTGTTCTTAGATACAACATCCAGCTTAATCTTGGCCTTCTCTGCAGCCTCTGCAATACGATCTGCCTGTGCCTGACGCCCTTTATCAAGTGTATCTACAAGCTTATTAGCACCGCTCTTCTGTAAGGCAGCAGCACCTACGTTAACACCAAAACCTAGAGTACCACCGATAGCACCAGCAGCAGCTACATTCTTGTAGTTGATGTCATACTCTTCCTCAATGGTATCACCAGCGTCTGCCTTAGTAGCCTCTAGACCAAGCTGAGATCCAGCAGCTACACTGCCATCTAACAAACCGCCCAGCGCAGCACGTTTCAGGTACTTCTTAGCAGCAGCACGTACAGCAACCTGAGCAGCAGCCTTACTGCTCTGAATAGCTGCAGCACCTGTACCACCAGTAAACATACCTGCAACAACAGAACCTACAGTACTAGGGGCAGATGCAGCACCAGTTACATAATCACGTATAGCCTTACCATGGTCATCCCAGATACCTTCACCATCTGCGTTATCAAATGCAAAGAGTAGACGCCCGTATGCTTGCTTATGATCTTCTGGTGTTTTGTCATCCTTGATGTAGCTGAAGTCTTTAGCCATACTAACTTCGTTTGTATTAGCCCAGCGGAAGTGTTCTAGCACCTCGTTAACTACATCCTCACCATTCATATTAGCGAAGTCTTCGTCTGTATAACCCTTACGGTTAGATTTAAGGAAGGTAACACTGTCCTCAATGAAGTCTACATCAGAGGCAAAGTCTGAGAGCTTCTTGCCCCGCATATTTTCCTCTGTGTAGTACTGTTTAGTAGTAGCCATTCTTAGCTCCCGTAGCCAATGTGCAGAGTAGATGCTATAAGGTCAATGTCTTGGTCTGTAAGTTCTAAGCCTGACTGCGTTAAGAAATCTTCTTCTTTCTCTAAGTAATCATACAACCATTGCTTAGCAACTTCTTTACTTGGGAAGGTTCTTCCTTCTTTCATAACAGTATCAAGCGCTCCGTAGGTCAGTATCTCAAAAGGCACTCCCTCAGGGACCATCTCTAAGTTCTTCAGAGGCTCCTTACCTGCAGGGTCTGCTTCAAAGTCTGCACTAAACTGACTAGCAAACTCTAGGATCTCATCACCTGTAGGTAGCGGCGCTTCTGGTACTTTAAACTCTGGGAAGGTTTTACGTACCCACGCACCGAATAGATCCCCAAGGCTTACATCTCGTGATGCACCGTCTCTACCTGCAGCTACTGCATCTTTTAAAGAAGGTCCACCTAAAACAGTACCAAGAGCTTCGCCTGCTCCTACATCCATAGAAGGCCTACCTCTTCCTGCTCTAATAGCATCCTTTAGAGGTTTCATAGAAGAAGCAATACTATCACCCATAGACTTAACTGGTCCTTCAAGAGCATCAGCTACTGGACTTACTAGACCTTCCATAAACTCTTTTACAGATACTGGATTAGAGATAGGCTCAAGCAATTCTTCTGCAGTTAATTTACCTGAACGTTCAGATGCTAACTCACGATTACGAAGGGCTGTTTCATTAGCTATATCTTCAGCTGTTTGCGTTTTGCTAGATGAACTACTTACAACAGGCTCAGGCACAGAAGAAGTATTTCTTTTTATAAGACTGTCTACTAAGGAGCCGGGTTGTGTACGGGATTCAGGTGGCCCATTTACAACGGCTGGCTCAGAGGGTTGTGGTCCTGTGGGTTGCATCTCCCTTTGAAGATTTTCTAGATCTGATAGGCTGTTGTTTTCTGCTGTTACAGTAGGAACATCACCTTCCCTCTCTGTGACTTCACTACCAAGTATAGCTTCAATAGTCTCCATAGTAACTTCGCCTGTCTCTCTTACAGACTCTAGTATAAGCTCCACAGCCTTACCTGACTTAACAGCCTCAGAGAAATTGTCTAACTCATTTACTGTGTTAATCTCAGCACGTACTGCACTAAGAGCCATGTCACGCATACCCCTAGTATTGAAGCCTATGCTCATACCTTTATTGATAAGCTGTTTCTCAAGCTGACCAAACTTACCTGCACCAGACTCAATAAAGGTAGCTAGGTTTGTTTCATTAATATTTTTACTGTTAGACGCTCCTATAGCCAGCCGTATGGCTGCTGAATTTGCATCAGTTACTGTTGCCTCTGGGTCAGTTAAGTCTAGCATAGTGCGATAGAGACTAGCTCTAGAACTGTTGAGCGTGGTATTGAAAGATGTAGATGTATAGTCTGTGTTAGGTAGTACAAAAGCACCAGTACGTGTTACGTTGTTGAGAGGCTTACCCTTAACACCACCCTGTGCAGCAAACATATTAAGATCTTCTACAGATGTACCCATCACCTGCATCTGATTAGCAATCTTCTCAGCAGAAGAACGTGGGTCTAACATTAGTACCCCTGCTACTGCCTTAGCAAAGGAGCTTTGCTGGTGTGCATCGCTCTTGTTGCTAGGATCTGTAGCCAAGTTCTTTGCATAGCCCATGTGGATTTGACGCATAGCATCTGTAGCTGTCATACCCTCAGGTAGAGAGAAGTCTTTTGGCAGAGATAGACCTGTAAGTAAAGTATCACGGTTAACAGCATTAGGGTCAAGACCAACCTGCTTAAATGCTTCTCTAGCTTCTACGCTCTTACTATAAATGTCATTCATATCGTAGTTCTGAGCGAGGGCTACAAACTCTGCTTCTGAAATATTGAACTCAGTGTTCATAACCTTCATCAACTCAAGGTCAGCGTCTACATCAGCATTAGCTTTAAGGAACTTGGGTTGCCAAGCCTTAGCTGTATCCATCATATTATCTACGTATTTGTTTTGTTCCTTACGGCGTTCTTTAATACCTTCAGACAGCTCTGTACCAAAGCCCTTACTAAACCCTGCTGCAAATGCACTCCATGCCATGATTAAACTTCCTTCGCCATGAGACCTGTAGGAGCAGGCGCTTCTTCAGTCATTGTTTCTTCTGTGTCCATGTCATCTGCAGTAAGTTCTTCTACTACATCTTCCTGTATTTCTACACCTGGATCGTTTGGTGTTGCCTTCTTACCCTGCGCTAGTTTAGCCTGCAGTTTAGCAGCAAGAATTTCCATACGTTGCTTCTTAGCCTCTGCATCCTTATCACGGTAATCGTCCATGGTATTCTTATAGTCAAGCCCTGCTGCATCAGCGATAGCTGTCAGGTTAATAATCATGAGAGGCTTTAGCAGTAGCTTTACATCTACAGAGTGAATGCCATCCATAACACCACTAGATAACATAGAGTCAACTACAACGCTTACGGGAATACCCAAGTCAAGCATAGTTAGAACTTCGCCCTGTGCATCTACATCACCCAGCTTCTTTAGATAGTGCTCAAGAGCATCCATAGGATCTGCATACATAGGAGGGTTTTCCCATGGAGCGTTCTTGGGTTCGTCTGTTAAAGACTGACCTGGGATAGGGCCATCAAAGAGTGTAGTTGCAGCCATTATAATATACCTTACTTAGTGAAACCTGCGCCAAAGTATAAACCTACAATGGCGGAAACGATGTGTGTGTCTAGGGGTGTGATAACGAAGCCTCTAGCAGCCTGCCACTTTACTGTGCCATCACCGCCAAAGATCCAGTTGAATAAACCGCCATGTACTTCTGTATAGCCTACGATAACGCTTACCTCAGGATACCATACAGCGACAGCCTTTGGCAAGACTATAATTGAGAAGATTGCAGATAGAGCAATGAGCCTACGTGTCCACGCAAAGTGCGTGTCAGTCTTACCAGCGTTACGTGCTTCAGTTACACCACCAATGAGTAGCTTCTGTTGCTCTGCTTTGTTCTTAGCGTTCTGCCCTATCATAGACATAACTCCACCTAACACGGTAGAGAACAGCATTGTGATAAGTTCTAGGGGCAGGCCAAACATTACAGAGCTAAACCTTTGTTGATAACATCGTCTGTAAAGTATGTTAGTGCATCCGCACCGCCCTCTGCTATAGCTGTAGCCTTAATCCACGATAGCATATCTACATCCTTGGGTATTGCTGCTGTCGTACTGTCTAAACCTTGGCTTTTTGCAATCTGAGTAGCATAATTCTCTAGATGAGGCATTAACTTGCCATTCTTTTTGTAGTATGCTTTCTCTTTAGGCTCTGAAGCATACCTATTAACGTATTCTTCAATAGTGTTTGTGGCATTGATATTAGATTGTATAACCTTCTTTAGTGCTCTAACACCTAACTCAGGTGAGCTAAAGGATGCAAACGTTTCATCACTGTCTAAGTTAGTCTGACCTTTCCAGTCATTGCTCTTGATATTCTTAATGTTACCTAGATTATTATTTCTTACATTTATGGGTGCGTCTGCGCTAACCTTAGTAGCACTAGACTCAGTAGGTCTAGCCTTAGGGCGAGGACTACTCATCAAGCCATTGCCTGTATCTGCAGGCTCTTCAATAGCTACTTCTGGCATAGACTTTGCAGTAGTTTTAGAGGGCTTAACAATAGAGGTATCAGCTACCTGCTCAAGCTCTGGCTCAACTAACGCAGGAGCCGTATCACTGGTAAAAGTCAGCGGTTCAGGCTGTGAAGACAAACCTGCTTCTGACAGAAAGCTAGACACGTCTATATCTTCAGGTTTAGGTAAGGGCTTAGTTGACCTACGCATAACCTTAGACTGATACGAGTCCAATGCTTCTGTACGCTTCTGCTCAAGATAACCCAGCAGGTCTGTGATTACGTCACCATCATTAGCTTTTACTTCAGGTTTATCAAACATACCGCCTCCAGCTACCCCGCCGCCCTCTTGTTTAGGTGCAAACTTAGCATCACGTTCAGCTATGATCTGCTCCATGAGTTTTCTGATGTCGTTGGCTGCGGTATTTCCGCCTGTTAGACTTGTCATTAGTATTATTCCTGCTGTTATAAAATAATAAGACCTTAAGGCCACTTAAAGATGCCTTTAAGAATGGTTGGGCCTAGAGATCCTATAATCTGACCAATACCTGTACCGCCAGCTACATCAATGTTAGCTTGGTCACTAAGTCTCTGGGATTCATTCTGCATAGACTGAAGTGTAATACTTGCATCACGATCCAGTTGTTTCTGTGCTGCATTAAATACGAAGCTAACTAAGTCACGCTCTTCCTGTACAATAGCATTGTATGCTGCCATAGTGAACTCGTTAGATGACATAGCTGCATCACGGTTATTCTGGTTCTGTGCTGCAGTAGCTGCAGTAGTGATGGCCTGAGACCATGCAGCGTTAGCCTGTGCAATAACTAGAGCGTTTGTAGAGTTGAACTGGTTACGTGCTTCTCTGGCAGTAGCATTGAACTGGTCAATAGAGTTAGCCTCACCAGCATTAAAACGGTTCATGCCATTGATCTGCTCATTGTTATGCAGAGCAACGTTAGCAGCAAGACTAGAGAAGAACTGGTCTGTCTGGTTCTGACTTGTAGCGTTAAACTGTTTAGATGCGTTGGCTGCTGCTGTATCTGATAGCAATGTATTAGCAAGCTGTTGAGCCTTGAATACAGATGTCTGCTGCTCGTTAGCTAGGTTAGTCATGTCCATCTGTAGAAATGCTTGAGCGTTTTGTACTGCAGAGGACTGGCGATTGTTTAGGTTAGTGATGTCTACGTTATTAAGAGCAGCCGCATCAGCCATAATCTTAGCATTAGTAGCATTTAAGTTAGTAAGGTCTACAGTCTGTGCCATACGAGCATTCTCTAGTGCGATCTGTTGATCTGCAGTAAAGTTAATGTTGGCAATGTCTGAGATCTTAGCAGCATTAGATACACGAGTTTGAAACTCTTGGTTAAACTCTAACCCAAGAAACTCAGCACGTTTCTCTGCAGCAAACATAGCAGCCTGTTGCTTATTGCTCAGGTTCTGGGCTTCAAACTTAGCAAAGGTAGCAGAGTCAATCTGTGCAATAGGAAGCGCACTCTCCATAGCTGACTGTATCATAGCCTGACCAGCCATAGAGGAAGCAGACAACCCACGTGCAGCCATCTGTGCAGCAGCATTACGCATAGCACCAGCTGCCCATGCAGGAGGCTCACTACCCTCAAACTGCTCCATCAAGCCAGTAAGCTGACCCTGTACTGTAGCATCTGTAGAAGGAGCGCCTGTAGCAGCTTCAAAGTTAGTCTCTTTCTTGACACGTTCCATGTCAACAGTAGAGCCTTCAATCATCTCCCCTTCTTGTACGACACGTGCGTCAGGAGCTATAACTGTACGAGCTTTTTGGATCTGCTCTACAGATAGACCTAAAGAGGCTAAATCTTCTGGTGACATCTGAGCAGCTTCAGCAAGAGCTTCTTCACTAGGTTTACCTGTTGCTGCAGTAAGGCGATCCATTACAACGCCGACACCTGCAGTAGCTTCTACAGGCTCATACACAGCAGCCTCTTTTGCTACTGGTGCTGTAACCTCAGGAGCAATACCTGCCTTAGTTAAGGCTGCAGTAGCTGCATCACCAGTAAGTTGCCCTGTAGTAGGGTCAATCTCACCAGCAGCCTTATCCGTGGCTGACACTGTAGCTGTATCTGCTTTAGTTACCAGCCTAGATGGGTCTGTAGCAGCTGTACCTTTAATCTCTGTAGCGCTGGGCATACCTGCAACTTTATATAGGTTCTGTGCTTGAGTAAGCCTGCCACCAGCTGCGTTTAATTCAGTCTGTGCCTTAGTCACGGCGTCTACTAGAGCTTTATCTTCAGGGTTAGCTTTTTGTGCAGCAAGTGCATCCTGCAGAGCTTTGTTTGATGCCATTACTTCAGACTTAGCTGTATCCAAGTCTCGTAGTGCGGGACTAACTGGCTTACCAAGTCTTCGTAAAACTTCATCTTGATCAAAAGTCGGGCCGGGCAAGGGTGTGGGAAGAGGCTGATCACCACCTCTAACAACTTCCATAGTGGTTGGTTGTAATGGCTGATAGCCGGGCTTTGTAGCGAACGGGTCACGTTCTTGCTGTCCATCAATTAGATTCTGAGCTGCTTTTGCCACTGTATTATCACCAGTGTCAGATGCAGCACCTGCCTGAATGAGTTTAGGCATACTAGAGTTTAGCAAATCTGCATAACCGCCTACTGCATAGCCTTTCTTAGTAGCCATGCCACCATAAGCCATACCAATACGCTTCTGCGCTACCTCTGCCATCTTACCGACACGAGCAGCAGCACCAGGCTGTGACGCTAAGTAAGCAGCTTGTTCATCAGCCTGCATACCCTGCATTTCAGGTATAATCTTACCCATCTGTTCTGGTGTGAACCCTGCAAACTTCTTAGCCATAATTACTTATTCCCTAACTGCATCCATACTGCACCAGCTATGAATGTTATAATTGCGATTGTTGTTACCTTTACAAATGTAGTCCAGATACCTTTACGTGTATCACGCCACACATCTA